ACCTGAGGAATAGACGTCGAAGAAATCCACGACACACGTCGGGGCTATCCTTCATCATAACATTCCAATTACGTGGATCTAAACCGGGAGAACCGAATTTATCGATATTCCAAGCAAGATTCCAACGAACAATAGGACACTTAAGTGCACTTTTGCCGTTGTATATCCAAAACTCGGAATTGAAACTCAGGTATCGCTTCGACACCCAAGTTTTCAAATCATTCAGTTCCCACAATTTCCCCATGTGTTCCTTATAGTCATTAAGTAGGCAATCGGGGACGACAGCCACGCTGTCGTCACCGTTTACCAAAATAGGTCTAAGTTTCTTCACCCATTTCCATAAGTGATGTTTCTTATACCAAATGACTTTCGCTGCGTAATGGATTAGACAAAGTTGCGGAAAGCTTCTTCTGTCACCCATCGCTTGCCCGTTAATCTGCTTAACATGGCCTTTAAGCCCATAAGTGATTGAATCGTAATTATAGGTTCCACTCCAGGTGGAGCAGAATAAATCACGATATTCGGGAGGAACAAGGTGTTTAAAGCCGAGGATCGAAATCAAAGGATCGATCGAATCGGTGGCGGCAGAACCGTCATCGGAAACAATAGACCATTTGATTCCGGTCAAGTATTCCGCTCTCTCTCTAGTTTGAAAAACACTGAGGAAATCCTCATCTGTGTAATCCTTACCAGACAGAATAGCGGGAATGCGCTTATTGAACCGGGCAAGGGATTGCTGGTAATCAGCCCAGAAGGGTGATTCCCAAGCGGCCCCTTTCGTAATAATCCGGACCTTCAACGGTTCAGGGATTGCTACGACTTTGCGGTAAGTATCGCGAAAACACCTCGCGGTGCAATCAGCTTTATATACTGCAATAAGCTCGGTTCGAGTGGGGAAGTGGAAGCCACAGGTCTCAACGACATCAACTCGTTCGGAAGTTTCAGATCGAAAGACAGAAAATTCCGGGCCAGGTCTAAGCCGTTCTGACCAGTAACCATAAACACCGCCGTCACCTCTTGAGGATTCGTTACATGCTCGTAAAGAGAAATCTTTAACAAACACTGACGCTTCCCAAGAGTATCCGGCTGTCAGCAACTTGATCTCTTTGATTACATCAAATATGAAATCTGAAGGATTCTGTAAACCCACATCGGTGGAAACCTTGTCTTTGTGTTTATCTAAACACTGTGAGACATAGCTTGCACCGGGCGGGCCTGCAACCTTCTTAAGTTGGAGACAGGTGTTAACGAAGGCACGTTTCTTGTCGGAATGACGGGAACGTAGCCAGCGTTTAAAAGATTGGAGACTCTTACCAAGGAACAGCATTCCAGGAACGTTACGTCCCAGGAATAATGTACAGGGCCATTGACATAAATCTTTATGCCAACGAACCCAACTGGTAGAGTCTTTAAAAGAAAGAGGGATCCGGACGGAAACGTCCCGATCTCCCCTAAGTAGTTCGTAACTTTTAAGGAAGCTTACGACGAATCGCAAGGTCCCTTTCAAGGCCACATAGGATTCCTTAGGATCACAGTCGCTGATAAACAGCTTAGGATCCCATCCTGCTGCGACCAAGGACTTCAAACCAGAAGTCACAGGTCCCCCAGAGACTGCCTGATACAGACAATCGAGCTCCGTCACGATGGAGCCCAAGCGGTAGTTG